ACAGAGCAAGTGAACAGGCATATCAATTACTACAGAAAACTACAGTTCAAGAAGCTATTGCAGAATCTATGGCAGAAAGAAGCAGAAGAACAGGAATCAATCAAGATAGGATTGTTCAGGAACTTGCAAGAATAGCATTTGTCAAGATAACAGATGTTGTTGACCCTGATGGTGAAATAAATACAAATGCATCTGATGATGACCTTGCATGTATTGAATCATACAAGGTTGAAGATTCTGATTCAGTGAATGGTTCATCTTCCAAAAGGGAAATCAAACTTGCTTCCAAAATAAAAGCACTTGAATTATTAGGGAAGCATGTTGGAATGTGGAATGACAAAATTCAAGTTGATGTTTCCATTCCTGTGTTTGGGGGTGAAGATGACCTTGAAGAATAAACACAGGAATAATGGAAAAGGAAAGGGCAACAGAAAGGAACAGCTAAAAAGAAGACGAAAAAGACAGAAGAATCAAGTCCCAAAGACCAAGAATTCTTATTGGTGCATTGATGGAAATTTCACCAATCATCCTGTTGCTTACTGCACACATTATCATGGTGTACTGACACAGGGATTGATGGATGTACATAAATGCAAGGAACATGGATGTTTCAGGTTAAGGGAAGGTGATAAATTTGAATAAGAAATATTATCATCTGCCTGACATTGTCGGAAAAGGATATAAACGATTTTGGAACTTCAAAGGAAGATACAGAGTTGTAAAAGGAAGTCGTGCTTCCAAAAAATCAAAAACAACAGCACTTTGGTACATTTACAACCTGATGAAATATCCTGAATCAAATCTGTTGGTTATCAGAAAGACATTCAGAACATTGAAAGATTCTTGTTATGCTGATTTGAAATGGGCATGTCATAGATTTGGTGTTGACCATTTATGGCAGTTCACATTATCACCGTTGGAAGCAACCTATCTTCCAACAGGTCAAAAGATATATTTCAGGGGATTGGATGACCCTTTGAAAGTCACATCCATTGCAGTTGATAAAGGCTGTCTGTGTTGGATGTGGATTGAAGAAGCATATGAAATCATGTCTGAAGCTGATTTTGATATGTTGGATGAATCAATCAGGGGTGAATGTCCTGATGGACTATGGAAACAGATAACACTGACCTTCAACCCTTGGAATGAACATCATTGGATGAAGAAACGATTCTTTGACAATCCTGATTCTGATACACTTGCATTGACTACCAACTATTTATGCAATGAATGGTTGGACAAAGCAGACTTGCAGGTGTTTGAAAGGATGAAAAAGAACAATCCAAGAAGATATGCAGTTGCAGGTCTTGGTGGATGGGGAATTGTTGATGGTCTTGTGTATGAGAATTGGAAAGAACAGGCATTCACACTTGATGATGTGAGAAAATGCAAGACAAGATGTGGACTTGACTTTGGTTATACAAATGACCCTTCAGCATCACCAATCATGTTTCTTGATTTAGAAAACAAAAAACTGTATGTGTGGGATGAACTATATAAAACAGGTTTGTCCAACAAGAAAATATATGAAGAACTGTCATCAATGGGATATGGAAAAGAGAAATTCACAGGTGATTCTGCTGAACCAAAATCCATTGATGAATTGAAATCCCTTGGACTAAGAATCAAGGGGGCAAAGAAAGGAAAAGACAGCATCAACAATGGAATACAGTGGATTCAAGACCTTGAAATTATTGTTCATCCAAGATGTGTCAATTTCCTGACAGAAATATCCAACTATACATGGGATAAAGATAAATTTGGAAACAAACTGAACAGACCAATTGATGATTTCAACCATCTAATGGATGCAATGCGTTATGGGTTGGAAGATGACATCATTGGAAATGCTTGGTTGTATTAGAAAGGATGGTGAAGAAATGTGTTAAAGGAAGATGAAATTCTGAAGTTTATTCAGGAAGACAAGGTGTCAACCAAGAAGAACCTTGCTTCTATTGGTCAAAAATACTATGATGCAGACCATGACATTATGCATTATAGAATGTTTTATTTCAATGCTGATGGAAAATTGGTGGAAGACACAACAAGAAGCAATGTCAAGATTTCACATCCATTCTTCACTGAATTGGTTGACCAAGCAGTGCAGTATATGTTGTCAGGTGAAAATGGAATCATCCATTCTGATATTCCTGAACTTCAGACAAGATTGGATGAATACTTTGATGATGACTTCATCTGTGAATTGAATGATGTCCTGACAGGTACAATGGCAAAGGGATTTGAATATATGTATGCTTACATGAACAAAGATGGAAAGCTGTCATTTGAATGTGCAGATTCCCTTGGTGTTGTGGAAGTCAGAGAAAAGGACACAGATGATGGATGTGCCTATGTTATTTATTGGTATGTGGACAAACTAACCAAGGAAAACAAGGTCATCAAAAGAATTCAGGTATGGGATGAAAATCAGACAACATTCTATGTGCAGGAAGAAGAAGGAAAGCTGATTCTTGATGAATCAGAACCAATCAATCCAAGACCACATGTGATTTATAAGAAAGATGGTGATGATTCCATCTATTATGAAAACTTTGGTTTTATTCCATTTTTCAGATTGGATAATAACAAGAAACAGTGGTCAGGACTGAAACCAATCAAGGATTTGATTGATGACTATGACATCATGTCATGTGGTCTTTCAAATAACCTTGCTGATTTTGATTATCCATTACATGTTGTGAAGGGATTCCAAGGTGATAATCTTGATGAACTTCAGCAGAATCTGAAGACCAAGAAGATGATTGGTGTTGATTCTGATGGTGGTGTGGAAGTCCACACAATAGACATTCCATATCAGGCAAGACAGGCAAAGATGCAGGAAGATGAAAAGAACATTTACAGATTTGGAATGGGATTCAATTCTGCACAGCTTGGTGATGGTAATGTGACCAATGTTGTTATCAAATCAAGATATGCACTTCTTGATTTGAAGTGCAACAAGTTGGAAATCAGAATGAAGCAGTTCCTGAAGAAGATTGTGAAGGTTGTCATTGGTGAAATCAACAGAATTGATGGAACTGATTATCAGGTTACAGATGTTTGGTTTGACTTTGAAAGGGAAGTCATGACCAATGCACAGGATAATGCACAGATTGAATTGACTGATGCACAGAAACAGCAGACACAAATCAATACAATCCTGTCACTTCAGGGTGTTCTTGATGATGAAACAATCATTCAGACCATCTGTGAAATTCTTGATATTGATTATGAAGATATCAAAGATAAACTTCCTGAAGATGAAGAACAGGATAATCAGCTTGCACAATCCACCTTGGAAGGGATTGTTCCTGAAGAAGGTGGTGAAGACATAGATGAATAAGACTGAAAAACAGATTGCTAAATATCAGCTTCAGCAGGAACAAAAGACCTTGCGTGAATTGAAACAGGTATATGCACAGGCATCAAAAGACCTGCAAAAATCAATCAATGACCTGAATCTTAGAACTGATATGCAGAATCTTCAGTCTATCATCTATCAGGTCAAGTATCAGGAAGCAATGAAGAAACAGATTGATGGTATTCTTGATAAGCTGAACAAAGGGTCTTATCAAACCATCAATGAATATCTTCAGGATGCTTATCACAATGGATATATTGGAAACATGTATTCTTTACAGAAACAGGGAATTCCAATCACAGTTCCAATTGACCAAAAGAAAGTGCTGACTGCACTTCAGACAGATTCCAAGCTGTCTTCCAAGTATCATTCAGGTGATATCTTGAAAGGAAGACTTGCTGAAGATGTCAAAAAGCTGAAAGTGACTATCAGGGCAGAATTATCAAGGGGAATTGCAAATGGTGAAACATGGCAACAGGTAGCATATAAGATTGCACTTGGTATGAACAACCCAATGTTAAAAGCCTTGAACATGGCAATGAGAATTGCAAGAACTGAAGGTCACAGAGTGAATCAGCAGGGATTCCTTGATGCAGGTACTGAAGCAAAGAAAAAGGGTGCTAACATTGTGAAACAATGGGATGCAACACTTGATTCAGTCACAAGACCTTGGCATCAGGAAGCAGATGGTCAAATCAGGGAATGGGATGACTTCTTTGAAGTCGGTGGTGAAAAGATGAAAGCACCATCAATTGGTGGTTCTGCAAGGAATGTCTGCAATTGCAGATGTCAGCTTCTTCAAAGGGCAAAATGGGCATTGGATGAAGCTGAACTGAAAACCCTTCAGGACAGAGCATCATTCTTTGGATTGGACAAGTCAAAATCATTTGATGACTTCAAAAGGAAATATTTGAAGTTACCAAGTAATGCTGATACAATGAAATTGAAAACATTACCTAAACCGACAGGCTCAAAAGATTCACACTATGATGGATTTTTCAAAAGATTGAATCAGATGAATGTTGATTACAATCCTGTTCAGAATCAAATTAAGAAGATGACAGAAGAAGAAATCATCAATCTTCTTGCAGGTGGTGACAGAACTTCAGGTTCATGTGCTTCTGTTGGTCTTGCTTATATTGGACAAAAACAGGGATGGGATATTCTTGATTTTAGGGGAAACAAAAGTCAGGAATTCTTTTCAAATGGTCTGAATCTTAATGGTTTATCAAAAACTGAAGGAATCAAAACCTTGAAAGCAGATGGAAAATGTTCATTGACTGTTGGTAATAGGTTATTGAAACAGGTGGAAACAGGCAAAGAATACTATTTATGTGTTGGAAAACATGCTTCTATTGTCAGAAAAACAGAAGAAGGAAAACTTCAATATTTAGAATTACAATCAGCATATAATAGTGGTTGGACAGATTTCAATGGAAATCCTAAAAGCACACTTCATGACAGGTTTGGTTGTACTTCCACATCAGATTATGGAACATCATCAACTTATGATTTCATGATTGATATTGAAGAAAGTGATTTTTCAACAGATGATTTCAAATCTTTACTTGGTTACATCAACACATCAGATTCTGCACAGAAGAAGGGAAAAAATGGAACAATCAAGTAAATGGTATAAGAACAATCCTGATGACAAGATATGGTGGTTGGACAATCCTGAAGTAAAAGGTGAATGGGTGTTTTCTTTTGATAAGAAGACTGAATTCAATATGTTCAGAGATTACCCACATGCATTGACATCAGAACAAAAGAAAATCTTTGATGATGAAAATCCATATTGGAAGGAATTCTTCAAGGATAGAACACAGTAATTAAAAACACCTTGGAAACAGGGTGTTTTTATTATGTCCTAAGTAAGACATTAAACTGCTTTATTTTTATGTCATTTTTCATGGGTGACCATGTAAAACATCAGTGACTGACAGTCACATCCAAGACATAACTTGTAAAAATTGTAAATGTGAAAGGAAGGAATATAACAATGACATTACAGGAAGTATTGAAAGCACAGAACTTGACTGATGAACAGGTCAAAGGAATTCTTGATGCTATGAAACAGAACAAAATCTATACTGCATCAGAAGAAAATCTTGATGTTAGATATGGAAAATTAAAGACTGACCATGATGCAATGGTTGCAAAGGATGCAGAATCACAGAAGCTGATTGCAGAACTTCAGAAAGCAACTAAAGGTCAGGAAGATGTACAGACAAAAATTACAGAGTATGAAGCAACTATTCAGAAACAGCAGGAAGAACTTGCTGAAGCAAAAACAGAATCTGCATTGAAGATTGGTCTTCTTTCAGCAGGTGCAAAAGCAACTGATATTGATTATCTGATTTATAAGATGAATCATGACAGTGATTGGAAACCTGAACTTGGTGAAGATGGTCAGGTCAAAGGTCTTGATGACAAGGTGAAAGGACTGAAAACACAGTTCCCAAGTCAGTTTGAATCTTCTACACAGAAGAAGATTGAAGAAAAGAAACTTGAAAAATCTGAACAGAAAGACACAGTCACAAAGGAAGATTTCAATAAAATGGGATATCAGGCAAGAAATAAGCTGTTCAATGAAAATCCTGAATTATACAAAGAATTATCAAGCAATTAAGAAAGGTTAAAAGGTGAAAAATTATGGCAAGTACAACAACTAAATTATCCAACATTATCAATCCTGAAGTCATGTCTGACATGATTGAAGCAAAGATTGAAGCACAGTGCAAGATTACACCATATGCACATGTAAACACAGACTTACAGGGAACAGCAGGTGACACAATCACAGTTCCATCTTGGAATTACATTGGTGATGCTGAAGACTTTGATGTTGAAAAAGCATCTGACACAAATGCTGAAGTTGAAACAACAAATCTGACAGCAGGAAGCACAACATTCACAATCAAATGTGCAATGAAGGCTGTTTCCATCTTACAGACTGCAATCAACAGCGGTCTTGGAAATCCGATTGGACAGGCTACACTTCAGCTTGCAAAATCCATTGTCAACAAAGTGGACAATGACCTTATTGATGTTCCAAACTGTCAATATTGTCTGAAGATAGATGCAAGACATTATTATCAATCAGTGAATCATGACATTCTGAAACAGAAATACAGAAAGATGTTCAAAGATAATGACCTTCTTTGGATTCTTGATGAAATCATTGATTCAATCAACACAGCAGAAGATGAAGACCTTGTTTCAATATATCTGTTGGATGAAGACATTGACCCAAACACAGGAATTCCTATTGGAAACTACCTGTCACAGTACAGTGGGAATTATTACTTCAGTGATTTTGACCATTGGATGAAAGAAGTCAAGCATGTCAAATATTACTTCAGATATATGGATGACATTGTGATTCTTGCAAGAACCAAGGAAGAACTGCATCAATTGCTGAAGGAAATCAATGAATACTTTCATAACAATATGAAGTTAGAAATCAAGAAGAATTATCAGGTATTTCCAACTTATGTCAGGGGTATTGATTACCTTGGTTATAGGGTGTTTGTTTCCTATGTGCTATTAAGAAAGCAGACCTGCAAAGACATGAAGAAGAAAATGGTGAAGATAAGGAAGAAAGTTGAATCAGGGAACATGATGAACTATTCAGAATGGTGTTCAATAAATTCTTACAAAGGTTGGACTGATTATGGAAATTGCTTCAGACTGACACAGAAATATGTTGAACCATTGATTCCATATGCAACTAAATATTATGAATTGAATGTCAAGAAAGGTGGAAAAGTAGCATGAAACAGTATGGAACACAAAGAAGCACAGTGAAACCTGAAGATGTGGAAATCACTGAATCAAGGGTCTTCAGCTATGAAGATATCACTGAAATCAAAGTGAAGAATCCTGAATCAGATGATGAAGTCACAATGTATGAATTCACTTTGACAGAGTATGACAAAGATGAATATATCAGGATTCAGGCAGAAAAGAATGCAAGTCTTGAAGAACAGATGACACAGACACAGGTTGCACTGTGTGATGTATATGAAATGTTAGCATAGAAAGGATGTGAATTGTCATGGTGAAGATTTATGCAAATCTTATCATCAAAGGAATCAAAACCATTGATGATGTACCAACAAGAATCAAAGATGAAGTCAAGCAGGAATTGGTCAAAGAAGGTCATCCTGAACTTGCTGAAGTAGGTGATGAAGATTGATAACCAATCTTATCATAAATATTTTATTTAGAAAGGAAGTGGAAAACATGGCAGTTGTATATGGTGCAACACGAAAATCTAAGTTAGAACAGGCAGGATATAATTATTCTGCTGTTCAAGCAGAAGTAAACAGACTTTTGCGTTAGTAACATGATAGAAACAAAAGAGTGACAAACACATCAGAAACCCTTATAATATAGGAAACACAGTTATCTTGGAACTATCCATAAGAAAATTTTTAGCATTAGTCAGTGACGGTTTCTTTTCTTTTTTTA